GCGCGAAGTCGGCCGCCGCCTTGCCCTGGGTCGCGGTGATATCCGCCTGCGCCTTGTCCTGAGCCATCTTCTGGACGACTTGCTGCTGCTGCGCCGCCGCCTGCTGGTGGTCCTTCAACATCTCCAACAACTGATCCTTGTTCCGCAAATTCGACGCCGCGATCAGGATCTCCGGCGGGATCAGCCCCGGTTGCGTGCCCGCCAGTTGAATCAGAACCTGGAACTGCTCGGCCTGGATCGAGGGAACGTCAATTCCTTCTTCGATCGTAACGTCGATGTCCATGTCCGTGATGTCATTGTCGATCCGTATCACCTGCTGAAGGCGCGGATCGCCCGGCATCAGTTGCATCCGCTGCATCGCCATCGCGCGCTGCTGCTCCGGCATCGCCGCGAGTTCGTCCATCAGCCGCACCGGCTGGTTGATGCCGACCCATTTCGTGGCGCCGAGGTCGTCGGTCACCCGCACCCAGCGCCCGGCGCCCCAGTACTGCCGCGCGGCCATCCACGCCACTTCCCAGACCGAGCGCGCCCACATCCGCACCGTGTCCGCGATCGGCTCATGCGCCGCCGCGCCGCCGGCCTGCTGCGCCAGGATCGCGCGGCCCGAGAGTTCGCGCGGATCGGTGCCCGACATCGACGCGTTCGGCCCCGACGCCTGCATCTCCGCCGTGGCGTGCTGCAACAGCTTGAACTGGCCCTCGGCGAGGTCCGCCCCGTCCGTCAATTCGAATTTCAGGCCGGGGTTGATCACGATCAGACCGTCGGGCCGCGCCACCTCGCGCCGCGCCTTGTCGATGTCGGCGACCGCGCCGTCCTCCATCACCACCTGTTTAACGGACAGAAGATGGAGTGCCTTGCTGCGCCGCTTGTTGATCTCGTCCTGCTCGCTGATGAGGTCGCGTACCATCCCGTAACGGTTGTTCTCGCGATCGACGTGCGCGGACGCCAAGATCAGGCCGGACGTGGAGCGGGCCTTATGGTCGAGCCACGGCGATTTCATCGGCTCGGCGAGGAAGCCGACGCGGGTCAGCGTCGCCACCCACCACTCGTCGCGTTCCTGCCAGTGGATTTGCACGATCCGCACCCGCTCGCGCTTGCTGTCACACCACAGCACTTCGTTCGGCCGGTCGCCGTACGATCCCGTCTGCGTCGCGAACGTGTCGCTGATCAGGTCCTCCGCGTCCGGCCACATCTCATAAGCCTGGTCGCGGTCCATCCAGATGACGATGCCCTTGTACCGCGCGTCGCTAAAGTCCAGTCGCCTGCTGTGCGGGTCCCAGAACAGCCGGTCGTAAGGCACCTGCGTGATGGTGATGTTCGCCCCACCCTTGCCGTCGTCCTCCAGCCCGAGTTCCGCGCCGCCGACCCCCTCGACCAGCAGGTTCTCGTAAACGTCGCTGCGAATGAGCGGGAAATTGTTGTCGTCGGCGATGTAACGCAACCCCTGCGTCGCGGCGTCCGCCTTGTCCTCGTCCGAGGGATTGCGCGCGAACGCCTTCGGATCGGTGCGCGACTTGCGCTCCAGGCCGCACATCAACTCGACTTTTCGAGAACAGTAATTGATCGTCACGTCCGGCTGGCCGCGCGCCTTGAGCGCGTCGAGTTCGGCGCGGGACCACTGGAAGCCGCAGACGTAATCGCGGTCGCGCAACGACAGCGCGCGGCCCTCATGCGTCGCCCGCTCGCCGTCCTCGAACCACTGCACCAGGCGCGCGTGCAGGTCGTCGAGGTTTCGTGGGTAACGATCGGACGCGATGCCCGGCCCGGCTTTCGGACGCGACGCTTCGGCGGCCTCGGGCGCGGTGGGCGGATCAGGGTAAAGGGCCTGGCTCATGTCGTCACCGCCTGCAACTGGGCGTTGGACAAAGCCGTGTTCCAGTAGGAGACGCGGCGGAGAGCGCCGTCTATTTGCAGGGTGCCGGCCACGCCTTCGCCGATGTTCAGTATCGTGAGGGGGCCGAGTTGTTGCGACACGCTACCGGCGCCCGCCATCAACACGCCGTTGACCGCGCCACTCCATACCGCGCCATTGGCGAGCGCGGATTTGAACAGAGTCGGGCGCGTGCCAGATGGCGTATCACCACCATTCAACTTCGACACATTGGCGACCGTGATACCGCCGCGCACGTTGGGAACGGTCTGTGGCGAAATCATTTGCATGAAATTGGCCGCCGTCCCATCACTCAGCATGAACCATGTCGAATTTGTTCCGACCGACGCCACCTGTCGTGCCCAGGCGTCCACCGCCACCGTGCGATCCGTCGTGCCGCCGAACATCACCGCGTCGGTCAGGGAACAATGCTCGACCGCGCGCGCCGCGGTGGCGCCGGTGGTCGGTATCCACGACGACGCGAACCCGCCCGTCTCAAGCTGGGCGTTGAGCACCGATCCCGTCACCGTCAGCGTCAGAGATCCGGCGGTCGGCGTGAATGTGACCGAGGCGCGTTGGGGAAACGCGCCGGCGCCGACCAACGTGCCGGTGGCCACGCCGCTATAGGCGATGCTGCCGGTGCCGTAGAAGCTGAGCGTCGTCGCGGCGGCGGTGACGGTGGCCGATTGCGTGCCGAGCGTCGCGCTGTTGAGCAGCAGATTGGTCCGCGCCGTCTCCATCAGCACGCCCTGGAGCGCGTGCGTGACCGGATCGTAGGTCCAGCGTGGCGTGTTGGTGGCCGCCGTCTGCATCGCGCCGTTGATGTCGAAATACGTCCCAACGCTCGCGCGGGTGAACACGACGTTCGGCGGCAGCGTGCCGGGCACGGTGAAGTCAAGCGCGAGCGTCGGCGCCGGGACGACGACGCCGTTCCGTATCCCGCCGCGGCACGAGTCGACGGCGTGGGTGTCGGTGACGCACTGAGCGTAAGCCGAGACCGGCAGCGCCGCACCGGCCAGCAACAGGGCGCGGCGGCCTACCACTCGCGCGCCGCGAAGGCCTGCGCGGTCGTCGCGCCGATGATGCTGAAAGCCTGGCCGCTGGCCGGGACCATACAGAGATATTGTTGCCCGGCCGGAATGAGGATCGACGGCGGGCCGGCGACCGCCGTCGCCGTCTCCGACACCCACAAACTGCCCGCCGACTGGTTCTGGATCACGCAGCCATGCCGCCCGGCCCAGGCCGGCATCAGCGCCTGCGCGCTGCCGCCGGTCGTGATCGTGCCCGAGCGGTCGGCGTAGGTGAGAGCGGGCGCCTGCGCCAACGCCACGGCGGGCAGCAGCAGCGCGGCCAGCATTGTCAGGACGCGGATCATGGCTCGACAACCTCCTTGATTGACCCCTGGCGCGCCGCGTCCATGGCGTCGGTGAACCAGATCAGCAGCCACTCGCGCTCGACCTTGAGACCTTGCGCCGCGGCGTTCTGTGCCGCCGCCTCGGTCCACTTCGCGGGATCGTCGCCGACCGCGCGCTGGAACTCGGCGCCCGACATCGCCTCATAATCAGGCATCGTCCGGCCCTCCGCTCGGGTGTCCGAAAACGACCGTATACGGACAGGCACTTTTCCACTGTCCAGAATATAGCGTTTCGCCATTGTGGACGGTTAAATCCGGCGGACATCGTTTTCGGACGCTCACGCCACCCTCCAGTCGCGCAACGGGCGCTCGTCGCGCGCGAACGCCGCGTCCCAACTGTCCACCACCTTCGGCCGCTCCATGTCGCGAACGTAAGGACGTGACATCATCGCGTAGCGTAACGAATCGACGGCGTGATCTTCCGATTCTGTATCGATGTCCTCGGCCCGGCTGGCGTCGTGCTGCATCGCCGGCAGCGTGCGGATCAGATCGACGCACGTCGAGAACAACACCACCATCGGGTTGTCGTCGGCGTCGCCCACCAGCCGCGCCCTGACCTGATCCCAGCCGCCCATGGCGCCGCGCTGCGGCACCCGCTTGTTGTCGCCCGGCCGGAAGATGATGCGCGCCGCGCGGGTCATCCGCATGGCGATGCTCGGGCCGCCGTCCTCAGCGAAGATGCTGGGATCGGCGACCCCGACCATGCCGCCGTCGCGCGGCTTCGGGTCGTCGCGCTCGCGCTCGCGGATGCCCTCGGCGACCTGCTCGGCGGTCATGCGAAGCCCGACGTTCGGCTCACCCGGTTTCATGCCATACCACTCGCGATAGCAAACCAGGCAGCCGCGGGCGATGTCCGGCAGCGAGCCGTCGGAGACCGCCCACCAGTGGACGGCGAACGGACGCGCCGAGCCCCAGTCGAAGCTGCGAAACCGCGCCCAGTGCTCCGGCAGGGCGCGCGGCGGCATGATGTGCCGTTCGGCGCTGAACTCGGGAAAGAACGCGCCCGAGACAACCGTCCAGTCGCCGTGCAGCCACGCGCGCACCAACTCAGGCGAGCCCGAGGCGCTCAGACGCTGCACGTAATCCGATCCTAAATACGCGTTGTCGGTCACGCGCGACGGAATGTAGATGCGCTCGAGGCCCGCCGCGTCACGCAGGATCTTCCAGCCCAACGGCGCCGGATCGATGTAGCGCGACCGCAGCCACTGATGCCCCGACCCGCCAGGGTTGCCGGTGAGACGAATGCCGACCGGCACGCCGGCGCCGCTGCGTAAC